TGTCCTTTGTCCGGAATCTCGCTCTCGGAGATTCATCAATCCCCGCTTTGCTGTTCTTGTTGAGTGCGTCTTTCACGCTGAATCCTGCTGCCATCTGTTCAACCTCCTGTTATTACTCTGTGAGTTTCTGTTTCTTTGTCTCTGTACGCTCGACGTTGATTTCACCCTTTGCATTCTGTGAAATTGATGCTTTGACCCCCCCTCGGAGGTTCAATGTGACTTTTGCAAGTCCTCCGGTGTAAATCTCCTCGACTGCTGCCTTTAAGATGTTGACAATGCCCTCACCGCATCTCTTGTCCGGTGCTGCGTTCTCTCCAAACAAGGCAGACACATTCATCATTGCCTTTTCTTTCCTCTGTTTCTCTTTCTGATACTCGACCGCCTCGGTGCAGTTACATGTCATTGTTGCCTGTTCCTCTGCTTGTGGCTGCGTCAGTTCCTTGTCGGTCTCAATCTGTACCATCTGACCGCAAAACCTGCACTGTGCTGTTTTGATAATGTCTCCCATGCTTTTTCCTCTCTTTCCGGTCTCATGCGACCTCATGCAATATTATTTTTCTGAATATGCTCTCGAATATTGGAACGGCGATGCTGTTTCCTGCTTGGTCGTATAGTGCTTTGTAATACTTGCCGTTTCTTTCCTGTACTGCTTTCGCCCTGTCAAAATCCTCGTCCGTGTACCCCATCAATCGCCAACACTCACGCTCGGTCAAATAACGATAACGTCCACCGCCTCGGTCAATGACTTGTGCAGGTGTCCGGTCTTGTCTTGTCGTGATGGTATATGCACAATCTGTGATAACCGTTGCCCTGCGGATGCCTTTTTCTCCGATGCAAGCAAGCACGGACGGTTGTGTCACATCGTAAACATCCGGAACGCTTGCGTCATCCTCAAGAAATTCCTGCAAGTTTCGCATCGGTGTCCTTATAAGGTCGTTAAACTCAAATCTCTCTCCGTTTAGAACGGAAACCGTGAACACTCGCTCTCTCGCCTGTGGCAATCCGAACTCTCTTGCATCCAGTACCTCAAAATTATTCGTATATCCTAACCGCTCCATTTCGACCATGTACCTGTCAAAGTTCGGTCTCATGTACTTTGATTTCACATTTTTCACATTTTCCCATATTACATAACGAGGTCGCCATTCGCCCATGTTCTCGATGATATGTATTGTCTCCCACATAAGGGAGGAACGTGTTCCGCTGCCCTCGTCTGAACCTTTTCCTCTGTTGATTCTGCCCTCTCCGGTCGCTTTTCCTTGATGTCCTGCGATGCTCATATCTTGGCAGGGAGAACCATGAATCAGAATGTCCGGTTTCAAGTTCCATCCGACGACCGTCTGTGTTTTATATGCTAATTCCTCACGGAACATCGAATTGTATGACTGTACTGCTTTTTCATTGATTTCCACATAATCAATCGCTTTTGTCGGAATGTTCAAATTTCTCAAGGCACATCGAGGTGACCCAATCCCTCCGAACAATTCAAGGATTTGTATTGTCTCGCCCATGTCCTGCTGCCTCCTCTCTTTTTGCAAGTTCTTCTTTTGCCAGTTTTATGAAATCTTTCAAATCTTCCAGTCTGCGGTTGTACTTCTCAAACGCTTTCCGTGCATTGTCGTACTGCCATTTAAGAAAAAGCCATTGTGTTGTTCCCTCTTTCTCTTTCAATTCTTTTTCTGCCTTTTCGATGGTCTCTTTCAAATCTCCGCTATACTTGAATGTTGTTCCGTTCTTTTTATGCACCGCTCTCATTCCTGCCATGTCTACCCCTCCATTTCCTTGAGTAACTCATGCACAACGCATCTGTAATCTTGAGACACAATCCCACGCTTTGAAAATTTCGGGAGCGGTATCATTGCCGTTGTAGATTTCTCTGCGATGATAGAACGACGAATCGGTGTGACGAACATGTCAAATCCGGATTCTGCTTTCAACCATTCCTCAACCTCAAGAGAGGTCTTGTTTTTCTGTCGCATTGTCATGAGTGCCTTGATTCTCAAGTCCGGATTGATGTCTCTCAAGTCCTCAATCTGCTCCTCAAGGTTCTGCAATGCCTCGATTTCATATCCCCCGACCTTTACCGGAGCAATAATGAGTTCTGCTGCAATCAGAATGTTAATGACTACCATGTCAAGCAATCGCCCGCAGTCACAAACACAATAATCATATGCACCGGAGACCTCCTCCAACGCCTCACGCAATCGTGTGACTTGATTGTCCTCTGACTTGAGCAGCAAATTCATGTCCGTTTTCATGAGATAGCCATTCGCCGGAATGATGTCAACGTGTGAATACTCTGTCGGGCGAATCAAGTTGCCTGTTTTATATGTACCTCCGACACATTCATGTTTCTCAAGCAGTTCGCTCATGCCGATTCCGTCCGGTTCGTATACTCCGAACGTCTTTGATGTATCTCCCTGCGGGTCTCCATCTAACACAAGCACTCTCTTTCCCTGTTCCTCGCCTAACATGTAGGCGATTGAATCGGATGTCGTCGTTTTCCCGATTCCTCCTTTTGGTGACATTACTGCAATAATTTTCATGTCTTTTCCTCCTGTTCTCTTGTTATTGTCCTGTTATAAATAAATTGTGTAATACAGTTTCATTTGCAATTCTTGAAACTTGAAATCCGGCGTTTCGTCCGGTCGTAATGGTGACATGAGGTTCAATTCTTTCCACTTCCTGTGAGTAATCTCCGGAACTGCTCTGAATTTCACGACCGTGTCGTTTTTGTGTTGCTCATAGAGTGTGCAGTTCGTGTGACCGACCTCCGGTGCAAATAATGCAAGATAGCCGACGAACATCTCCTCGCCTCCCTTGATGATTCGCAGCATGTCCGCACTCTCTAATGTGTTGAGTAAATCCGCAAGCGTCATGACCTGCCTCCCTTGACTTTCCCATCCTTGAGGATGCTGTTGTTCGGGATGCTCATTTTGTTGTTGAAATCCTCCTCCGGACAATAACACAACGCAAGATTCAAATATTCCTCAATGACTTTGATTGCCTCCTCTGCTGAATAGCAGGTTGCGACGAAATGTCCTGCCTCTGCCATGTCTGCAAGGAACTCTTTTTGCGTGTCCTGCTGCCTGTTGTTCCCGAATTTCATTTCAACGAACAATCCGCAGTATGAGCCTTTCGGATATGGGAGGCACAAATCAGAAACACCCGCCTTGACACCCATCTGCTTGAATTTGACTGCCTCTGCTCTGTTCCTGCTGCCTCCGTTCGGTACATGGAACAACCATCTCAATTCCGGATAACGGTTCATGTTCCAATTCGCCCACGACACGACATTGATTTGCTCTGTGTCCTCACTTCTCATTGCATATTTCATGTTCATTTGCCTTTGCCCTCCTGTCTGCATGTGTCATAATATTCGCAGAACAAACAAATGTGTCTGCAATCCTTGACCTTGAACATCCATGTGAACCGTTGCAGCTTGTACCGCAGTATGTACCCGATTTGTGCAATGTACGGATGTTTCTGTCTGTATGTTTTCATTTGTCCTGCTCCTCCATTTCTAAAATCATAAAAGCATGTATGAAAATGCTCTTGTGTTTCCTGCCGAACTGGTCTTTTGCCGGAGGCACTTCATGCATGTTCTCAATCGTTCTCTTTGCCTCCCACCATCGGCGTGTTTTCCCGTCTCTCGAAATCGGTTTGAAATGTACCTTGACCGTTCCCTTGACGACGGAAAACTGGTCTCTGTCTACCCGCAGGATATCATCGAATCCCGCTGCCTTGACTGCTGCCTCCGCTTTTCGGAAATACCTCTCTTTCGATTCCGGTTTCCAGTCAAACCTCATTTCCCGACCACCTCCTCAATCTCTTTCATTCTCTGCATGATTGCCGTGTTGTATGAATAGACATACACGCCGTTGTTCCACAAATGTTCCCTTGCACCTCTTTCACCGTAGTTGTACGCTGCAAGTGCATCCTGCACCGTTCCGTATTTCTTGAGAAGATACGAGAGAAAATCAATCCCGACTTTCACATTCTGATACGGATTCATGAGGTCGGTGCAGTTCAATTTCTGCATCCGGTCGGTGTGCCATTTCTCATATATCTGCATATATCCCTTTGAGTTCCCGTTGTCTCCGGTCTTGTCGAACTCATATCCGGATTCATGCTCTATGATTGCCAATACAAGGGCATACGGAACATCGTTTTGCTTGCATAGACATCTTGTGTATATCTGCATTTTCTCCGGAAAATAGCCTTTGTCTGCATACTGCTCCGGCAGGTCGTAGAACACGAATCCCTCAAGGTCATCACTCCCCCAGTCCTCGGACATGGTATCAAACACCTTGTATTTGTCCTCGATACTCTCTGCTGTCTGTGTCATTGTCTCCGGATTCTGCATCACTTCCGCTTGCGTCGTCTCCGGTTTTTCCTCCTGCTGCTCCGGTTCTTTGACATTGAACAATATCACGCAAAATCCTGTCAGTAATACCGCAATCAATGTGATGTGAAACGCATTATACAAACCTGCTCTTTTCAATGCCCGTCTTATCCGTCTTATTCGTCTTTTCACCTGTCGACCTCCTTTTCCGCATTCGTGCATGTATATAAAACATGCAGTTAAAATCGTTGTAGTACACTGCTGCATTCGTGAAATCCATGTCCGGATACCACTTTTTCAATATCTCCGGAATGGAATCCCTATCCTTGACCATCTTGTCAACGAATGAGCCTATTTTTTTATAACTGCCTCCTGCTGCCGGACGTTTGGAATGAACGACCTTGATTCGTGGGTCTCTCAATCCCTGTGAACTGTTCCATCTCTTTTCCGACGGAACACGGTTCTTTTCCTCGACGATATAATTCGCCATACCGGACAGACCGTTTTCGTCCGTCTGCAATCGGCGAACCTCATTCCTGCTTGACTGTTTCCAACAGGATTCAACCGTCTCCATGTCTAACGCTCCATCCATGACAATGTGATGATGCCATCTGATTTCCGCATCCGGATTGTATGCGGTCACATAGACATATTTCGCATTCGGGAGACCTCTCTTTTTCCTCTGATAGTTGATGCGTCGGATGTACTTTTGCACATTCTTGATTGCTGCATCCACATCCCCGTCCGGCGGGAGATGCTCGTCATCATAGGTCAATGTCATCCAAATATCACGGTCACTGAAATTCTCATTGATTAGCCTCTCAACATATTTCCGTGCGTTCTTGTCATTCAGATTCTTTTGAGCCTTGTTGTTGTCTTTCTTGATTGTCCTCCCCTCCGGAGGTACTTCATCCATGCTCCGGAACTGCGGATATATCTCAATTTCAAACTGGTCTCCTGCTGTTATCTCTTTCAGTGCATATATAACTTTCTTTCGATGTTGGAACAGGTTCTCAATGAACCACTCATGCATGTCCTCCATCGCTTTGTTATATGCTGCCTCATAATCATACGGGATATATTGCATCCCTCTTTTTCTTGCCATCTGACACGTTCCTCCTGTTATGTTTTCGTAGACTTGTTATTATCTATTACAAGGACGATAAAAGTTCCGAAAACCCTTGATTTTATAGACCTTTTCGGTCGCTTTTCAAGTTGCTTTTTTGTGTCAGATTTGCTATAATATTTCTATCAGTTAGCGACTGACACAATCAGTCGATACAAGGACGACCACTGCAATGGTTGTCCTTTTTCTTTGCTCTCATGCTCCTGCTATGTACTGCCCCGCCGTTATGACGGGGCGTTTTCATTAAACGGCTGCAACCGCCTCTTTCTGTTCCCATCTGCGACGCTCCTCTGCTTTTCCTGCTGCCTTACCCTCGGCATACGCAGACATCACCATAATGGTCATTGACTTTCCCTCAAGGTCGTCAATATTCATGAATTTTTCTGCCATGCTCTCAATCACTGCTTTTTTCTCGTTTCTCGTCATTTTTCAACACCTCCTCGGATTCTCTCAATCTCTTTTTCTATGTTCTTTCCGGAATAATCTGCAAGCAGTTTTTCCGAAATGTGATACGTCCAAATTGAGGACATCTGCACCGCCGTTCCTATCGGGAGTTTTCCCTGCTGCATTGCTACCCTCACGAATTGCGGTGACACATTGAGGATTGCTGCTGCCTCTGTCGGCAATATTCGTCCTATATCCATCCTGTTTCCTCCTGTCGGTGGTTCTCTCGGTCTTTTCATCCCGTCCACCTCTTTTCCGGCAATGTATACCGTGTTGATGCTTTTCACATTAAAAATCATCGAAAACCTGTTGACCATCCACGCACTTTCTAGCAGATGCGACCGCTGCCATGTTTCCCACGGTATCGCTGAACGATGTCTTTCGGCTTGCCATCGTCAGAGTGTCGGTTGCCATCCGGACACTGACGGGGCGACTGCTGCCCCGTTTCGGCTTTAATAATTCAGTTCAATCGGCTTTTTCTTTTCGTCGATGCAATCCTCATAATCGAAATCAAACCATGTGTCTAAATTCAAATCGTGTCCGTCTTTTGCCAGTCTCTCAAAATCTTTTTCCTCAAGTGGCTTGATGATGTATTTCCCTGTTTTGATGTCAATGTCTACCAATTCAACATATTTGATGTGGTAATAGCATCCGTTCGGTGTCTTTCTGTAACCGCTCTTGTCTCTTACGACCATTCGTTTGATGTCTTTTTTCCTTTCCGGCTGTGGGATGCTCTTGAGCATTGTTCTGATGCTCTTTACAAATTCCGCTTTTTCAAGGTTGCTACTCATATATAATGTTTCAATCGCTCTGTACTGTTCGTTTGTTACTGCTCTACCTGCAAGGTTTTCAAATTCAGATTTCATCATTGTTTTGTACCTCCTGTGTTCTTTGTAAGAACAGTATAATTCCTTGAAAGAACAATGTCAACTCTTTTTTGTTCTTTGAAAGAACTTTTTTATTGATTTTTGTCTCTTTCGGTGTTATGCTTTAGAAAATAGAGGAGGTGATTTCACATGACACAAGGCGAACGAATCAGAGAAGTACGAAAAGCACTCGGTCTCACCCTTGAAAAATTCGGTGAGAAAATAGGAATGAAAAAGAACTCTGTCAGTCAAATTGAAAACGGAAAAAACTCCGTTACTGAACAGGTTATCAAATCAATCTGCCGTGAATTTAATGTTGATTATATATGGTTGACTACTGGTGACGGTGAGATGTTCGTTGATACCGACGACGATTTCATCGAAAGAATCGACCGCATCATGGTAGGTGAGGACGATGCCCGCAAGAATCTTTTCAAGGCACTACTTGAGGCAAGCGACGAGGACATCGCAGCATTTCAAAGAATCATAGATTTATTTGCATCAAAAAAAGACTGACAGTCTTTCAACTGCCAGTCTCATGGGTGTAGAGATACAACACGAATTTGTATATCCTCTTGAGGATGCGTTCGCTGTGTATCTTTCCGACTATTTCGACAATAGCCTCTTTGTAATTCAAGGGAGACACCACCCCCTTTCCGAATTGCATTGTATCATATATTTCCATGATTGTGGAAATATCGAGGTTGATTTCCATAATCATGGAAATCGTTCCTCCTGCTGCCGGAATCCCGCTGCATTATGGTACAATTATTTGTATTCGGATTCAAACAGGTCGGTGATGTTCACGCCTAATGCAATCGCTATCATTTCAAGTTGAAACAATGTCGGTGACACCTTACCGTTTTCGATGTTGTTTATCGTAGATTTTCCGATTCCGGATTTCTTCGATAACTCCATCAATGTGAACCCTTTTGAGGTTCTCACTTCCCACACAAGGATTTTCATTCTGCTCACCTCCTCTCTTGAGGAAAGTTTACAGAATGTTGATTTTATAGAAATGGAGGTGTGTTCATGAAATACGGTGTCAGAAAGCCAAACATTAAGAAAAGCATCAAGGCAAGAACAACAGGAAAAGTCAAACGGCAGGTCAAAAAGGCGGTCAATCCCCTTTATGGTAAAAAGGGAATGGGAATCGTCAACGACCCGAAAAAGGCAGCATATAACGCAGTGTATAACAGAACTACCGTCGGCGTGTCCGACATCGCAAAAGGATTGACGGCTGCAAACGGAAATCCAGCTGCATCCAGTTCCACAAATGCACCGCAGAAAAAGGAATACTCTGCAAACACATACAGTGTTTGCGGAATCCTCATGATTGTTCTCGGTGCTGTCCTTGCACTTTTAGGATTGATTCTATTGCTTGCTGTTCCGGTTGCCGGAATAATTGCTATTGTGTTCGGTGTCGCATGTGTTGTCATCGGTCGCAAGTATAGAAAAGTCGCAAAAGAACGCCGTGCAAATGAATAATGCACAATAAAAAAGACGACCCACACTGCAATGTGAATCGCCTTTGTGAAACCTCCGTCTCATGCTCCTGCAAAAAGCACCGACAGAATGTTCCTGCAAACACCATTCTATCATAAAACCGTGCTTTTTGCATTGGTTTTATTTTTTATACTCTTTTTTAGGATGGTGATTTTATGAAACTGCCGAACGGATTCGGAACGGTTTACAAATTATCGGGAAATCGCCGGAATCCTTATGTTGCCAAAAAGACAAAAGGATGGGAAATCGACCCGAAAACAGGTAAATCAAAACAATTATATACGGTCGTCGGATATTACCCGACCCGTAAAGAGGCATTGACCGCACTTGCGGAGTTCAATGCAAATCCTTATGATGTGGATGCTGCAAAAGTCACATTCGAGGATGTATATGAGCGATGGTCTGATGAACATTTTCCGACCGTCAGTGATTCCAACATCAAGGGTTATCGTGCAGCATGGGCGTTGTGTGATAAACTTGCACGGATGCGGTTTGTCGATGTCAAACTCGACCACCTGCAAATGATTGTCGATGAATCCGGCAAAAATTATCCAACACTCCGGAAATTGAAAGTCCTGCTCGGTCTGATGTATAAATACGCCGTGATTCATGAGATTATCCCAAAAGAACGGAATCTCGTTGAATACCTCGACATCAAAAAGGCAGGAAACCCGAACGCATACAACCGGAAACCTTTTTCAAAAACAGAGGTCAAAAAGATATGGGATGTCAAGGATTCAAATATATATTATACTGTCATCCTCATGCTGATATATACCGGATGCAGAATCGGCGAACTCCTCGACCTCAAGAAAGAAAATGTGAACCTTGAGGAAAGATATTTCAAGATTGTCGCCTCGAAAACTGCTGCCGGAATCCGTACCGCTCCAATCTCTGAAAAGGTTTATCCGTTCTTTGAATACTGGTACAACCTCAATGATTGTGAATATCTCCTCTCTACTCCGGAGGGTGAACATTTCAAATACCGGAATTATTATGATTCGTACTGGTCGCCACTTATTGAGACCCTCGGAATGAAACACCGTCCTCACGATACCCGTCACACATGTATTTCCATGTTGACGGTTGCCGGAGTGTCAGACAAGGTCATCAAGAAAATTGTCGGTCATAAAGGGCAGGGCGTGACAGAGGTCGTATATACACATTTTGAAATCGAGGAACTGATTGACGCTATCAACAAAATATAGAGGTGTGCCATGAATAGAACTGAATACAAAAACAATTTCGGGCGTGAACATTACGAACGAATCAATCTCGTTGTACCTAAAGGCATGAAAGACATTATCAAGGCTCTTGCATCCAGTAAAGGAATGTCGGTCAATGCGTACATGCAAGACCTCGTCAGAAAAGACCAATGCGGTTTATTTGATACAATGCAGATTGCAGAAAAGAACAGAGAAATGATTTCCGGAATCACCGGAAACATGCACGACGGATATGACATCATTTTCAAGGACGGTCATTCCTATCATTGCCGGACGAAAAAGGATGTCCGGTCATGTATCATTGAATACTGCAACGAAAAGGGCGATTGATTCGTCCTTTTTTTATTGCGAAAATGTGTCTTACACAAGACTTGCAATGTCTTACACAAGACAGTGTTTTCCGTGTTAGTTACCTGTTAGTTATGTGTTAGTTACCGTTGAAATTTCGTGTGTTTTTGTGGTGTCTGATAGATTTATCGGAATATAAAGAAATCCCCGAAAACTCGATGTTTTCGGGGAAATTTGCTCTTTTCTGATATTCGTTTGAATTATCGTTTAGATAACTCCAAACGCCTATTTTACGGCATTTTTTGACCGTTTGTCAGTTACCCGTCTTTTACGCATATTCTCTCAAGCGTTTTCCCGTTGCTTTATTATATCACAACTGCTCGAACTGTACATGCTCGGATTCTCCGGAGAGGTAAAGGTCGCCGATTGTTCTGACCATCTTCTTTCCGTCGACAACATGAATCTCTTTCACATAATATGACTGTCCTCTGATAGCACGACCGCAGATGTTGTCATTGCCCCATTCTGCCGAACGTCTGATATTGAGTGAACCGTCACAAATGACTGTCACCCTCATTTTGCCCTGCGGAATGATGACCTTGTCCTCCTGCTGCTCCTCTGTCGCCTTGTCCGGCTCTGTATTCGCCCCATTTTCGCCGTTTTCCTGTTCGGTCTGTGGATTTGTCGCCTTATCCTCATTTGAGGCGTTCTCGTCGTCCTCTGCGTTCTTCTGCGGTGTTTCCTGCTCATTGTCTCCGGTTGCAAGTTCACTCACATCGTCATTGACCGTTGTCATTTCCTTGAGTGTCTCTGCGTCTACTGTTCCGGTCTTGTTTCCGTCCGCATCGTATGTGTTGACACTGCCGTCCGGATTTGTCTGCAACGCTCCCTCCGGAACATCATCCGTGAGCGAACCGATGACCTTTCCGGTTTCATCCCAAACAACGAGGCTCTCGTCCTTTGCTGCTGCCCTTAATGCTGCATCAAGTTTCTTGTACTCTTTGCAGTCCTCTTTCTTGAACTCTGTTCCTTTGCCTAAATAGTATAACATGATTATCCCTCCTATTTGCTCAAATATTTACTTGATGCATAACCGACGATATTCTTATAAACCACATACAACCATTTCACGCCGTTGCAATCGTTATAATATCCATAGCACTGGACTTTCTCGTCGTGATTCATCACTGCAAGGATTGATTTTCCTGTTCCTGCTCCCGCACGGAGATTCAATCCGGATGCAGTCACCTTGTATGTTCCTGCAAGGCTCTTGTTGAATCCGTGTGCAACATCAACCTTTGTGTTGCTCTTGACTGGTGTTGTGTTGGATGCTCCCGCTCCGGATGACTTTGCACCGTCTGTGAGGTTTGTTGCTGTGTGAGCACCATCATTCAACAGAATATCTCCCGCAAGCAAGTACGCATCCGATGTCAGATATTTGTTTTCTGTCAGTACCTCGAATCCTGCTGCCTTGAGTGCTGCTCGCAGGTTTCCGGTATAACATGCCGTACTCACCTTTTTCAGTGCATCAATCCCCAGTCTGTAACCTGCACCCTTTACGATTGCAGCGACACCGGATGAACAGTCTGCCTCACATGCAACTGTAATCTGTGCAGGGTCGAAATTTGAATCTGCAAGATTCGTCCAAAATGTACCCCTGTGAGACTGACAATATCCGATTTTATTATTGACTGCTGCTGCCTTTGCCATGCTCGCAATCATCGCTCTCACTTTTGCGTTCGGGTGACGGAGAACGCATTTCCACGGTCTACTATACCAATTTATAACCTGCCACTCTGTACCTGTTTGGTCTCCGGCTTTTCCTCCGGAGTATCTTCCGTTTTCGTCATGTCCGCAATTTGAAATCATTTGTTTTCCTCCTTGTCAAAATCGTCTGCTTTGAATCCGCACAATTCCGGATTCTTTTCTTGTATCTTGTCATATATCATCAATCCCGCCACGATTAGAGGTGTACACCACCACATCACCGCAGCAGGAATTGAAATGATGAATCCGGTCAACCTTGTTATGTGTTTCCCGAATTTTGCCTCGTCCGTGTCAGAATAGCAATCCCCGTATTCTCTCATTTCTTCCCGAATTTCTCTGTCTAAATCAAAAGAAATTTTCCAAAAATACAGATTTACCGCCACCCATACGATGACAGCGACGATTGCATATATCAGCACGATTGTGTGTGCGTTTTCGGTTGCGAAATCACATATCCTTTTCAACCGTTTCACCTGCCTCACCGCTCACAAGCGTCTGCATCGCTTTGTTGCTCTCAAGCATCTTTTTCATTCTCTCAAGTGCCTCGTCGACCATCATCGAAAAAGCCTCGAACGAAATCACTCTCGCAAGCCATGTGAACCGTGCGACGAACATATCATATACATATCGCAGTTTGATTTGACCTGTACCGCCTCCCAGTTCCTTTTCTGCTTTTGTGACTGCATAGAGCAGCCATTCTCTAACTTTGTTCAACTGCTTGTCTGACGGCATTTTCACGAAAACATATACTGCATATCCTCCCGCTGCACATACTGCAATCAGACCCACAATCACAAACCAATTCTCGACGATGTATTTCATCCTTGTACCTCCTCGTCATCCTGTTCCGGTTCGTCATTGTGTTGTATTTCTCCGTTTGACTTTGTTCCCTTGACCGTTTTCACGGACTTAATGAGTGCCATCGCCCCGCCCTCGACTGATAGAAAACGGAATACATTCTCAATCAGTGTCGACGGTTCTGAACCCATCCGCAAAAACACAAATATCATCACGACTGTAAAGATAAATGCTGCAAGAATCAAAGTGAATACAACACGTTTCATGAACAGACCGGACACCTTTTTGTCATGTCTCTCTTTTCGCTCCCTTATCCGGTACATTCTTTTCAGATGCCGGATTCTGATGCGTCGTTCCTGTTCTGTCATTCTCATGTATTGCCTCTTTTCTGTGAGGTTGATTCTTGCCTGTTTCCTGCCCTCCTGTTATCGGTCGGAATGCTGTTCTCCGTCCAGTCTCTTGTGATAACTCTTGAGTGACTGTTCCACAATGACAACACGCTCTCTCAACTGTTTCATCTCCTCACGGTTCTCTCTTGATTCCCGTTTGATGTCCTTGATGTCGTCTGCGATGTTCTCAAGTTTCACAACCACCATTGTGTCATTTTCTGCTCGTCTCTCCGTTTCTTCCTGTGTGTCTTTTTTGTCGTTCCTCTGCTTTGAGCAGATTCCGAAAAAGATTGCGAATGCAACCGACACTCCGGAGATTAGCAAGGAAACCTCAATCGTCAACGGCGTTCTCCTTTCCGAACTCTGTCGCCTCGATGTCGTCGGTGTCGCAGTATTTCCGCATGTGATATTCGAGAACATCCATCTCCCTGTCTGTCTCCTCTACCTCTTGCCGGAGTTCCGCTCTGACCGCCTCCTCGATTTTCGACTGTTCAATGATTGTTTGCTGTTTTTTCACGATTGCCGATAGATTTTCCGTCACATCGCACAATCGTGATATTATTTCAAGCGGACTCATTCTGTATCACCGCCGGAGAATTTTTCTCCTGTGATATATTCATATTCATCCGCTGAAATACTGCCCTTTGCGACACGCTCGGAAATCTGTTCCTTTGTGAGAGTGCCTTTTTTGTACATTCTTTTGAGACTTTCAACAAGCATTTTCATACTAAATCAACCCCTCCTCAATCAACTGCTGTGTGTATTCGTCAATGACCGCATCTTTCTGAAACTGTGTCACTGATTCGACGATTCCGGATGTGTTCTCCTCAACGACTGACTTCATGAGTGCCATGTTCTCATATTCCTTGACTGTCATTTCTTTCTCGTCGTACTGCCATTCGGTCACTGTCTGCATCTTTCCGTCGCTGCCCTCAACCTCTCTTGTCACCTGTTCGATGTTCTTACGCAGGTAAACCGTTGACGGCGACGATGTCCTGTCGACCTCCTCCGGCTTGTCCGGCTGTGTTCCTGTCACCTTTTTCCAGTCTGTCATGTTCGTTCTCCTTTCTGCTATGCTTTGAAACTATCCTCTTGAGTTTCTTGACATTGATTTTTGGTTTGATGTAATCAATGTAATAGTTGTATGTGTCCGTGTGTTTGAACAATCCCATATATGACAACATCACCGATGCGTTATACCATGAGATTTTATCCTGCTTTGAGATATGGTTTGCCTTACGTCTCGCAGCCTCAATGTTTGATTTCCGGATGGTTGTCCGGTCATGGTGAAATTGAAATCCCATAAAATCAAGCATACGACCCTTTGTGACCTGCTTTCCGTCTTTATCGAGTACCGGATTCCCGCCTTTATCAAATACCGGATATTCAAATCTAAACACCTGCCAATCGCCTTTTATTTCAAGGTCGAGATTGTCATTCAGATATGTTTCGATTGCTGCATGTATTTTGTGCAGTTTCTTTTTGCTCTTTCCCAGTATCACCATGTCGTCCATATATCGCATGTAATGCTCTGCATGGAGTTCTTCCTTGATGTAATGGTCGAGTGCTTTCAAGTAAAAATTGCCGAACCATTGTGATGTGAAATATCCCAACGGAACGCCTTTTCGCATCTCCTCAATAATTTCTTTCAGTTCATCGAACATCGCTCCTGCGATGCCGATTTCCTGCAATATCTCCAACGCTCCGGAGATGTCGTCAAATGCTATGCATCCGACAAGCGTTTTCGTCTGCTCTGCATCTATCTCAACGCCTGCATCCGTCAAAATTTTTGCAACGAGTGCTATTTTGTCATGTTCAATCAGTATGCAGAGTAATCTATAAAACCGTTTATCTCGAATTACCTCTTTGAGTTTCCTTTTGAGGATTCTCCGGTTTATGGATTCAAAGAAATGGTGAACATCCATCTTGAGAACAAAGAATTTCTTTCCGTCGTAGGAATCAAGCCATTTTCTCATGTACTTTTTTCCGTAATGAACACCCCTGTCCGGAATGCTCCCGCATGAAAATTCATACAATCCATTCATCACAATCGGTTTGAACTGACCTATTGCACAATGGTGAATGACCTGCTCATATTTGTAATGTGGTTTTAATATACGGCGTGTTTTCTTGCTGCTGCTCTCGTTGATGATGCTCGGTTTGTGATAGTCCGGAATGAACAACTCCTCTGTCAACATCTTTTTCAAGAGTTCTGTGTGTTCATCGAGGTTCTCTAATACCTCCCGCACATCATTCCTGTTCTTTTTCTTTTTGGATGCATTTATAAAACACTGTTTTATGTAGTCGTCTTGCAACATTGGTTCATATAGGTTGTTGTAACTTCTCATATAGTATTTTCTTATCTCCTATCGGTTTTTGTGCTTATGCTTACTCAACCGACCCTATATCCGGAATGATTTTCGCCTTGTGGCGTGGGATATAGGCTGCATTTGATTAAACGCTCCGATATGAGAAGAAATTGGACGCACCGATGTTCCAGTTCGCATTGCCCGCAGAATTGTTCAAATTCAAGTAATCCGCACCGCAGTTCTCGCCATTGTTACAGTTACCGCCGACAAGGGCGACCGCAGGGAGCAGGAACACCGCCCGACACCGCACCCTATATCCCTATATTCATTTTTCTAAAAACGACCACACCGCCTAACGGCGGGAATAGCGGAGGCGTTCCCCCTCCGTTCCTCCCCCTTGCTGCTTACGCAGCGATAGGCTGTTCTAAGAAAACGGACGCACCGACGTCCCAGTACGCAGAGCCCGCAGAATTGCTCAAAATCAAGCAAGCCGCACCGCAGCTCTCGCCACCGTTACAGCCACCGCCGACAAGGGCGACCGCAGTTATTCCGGCGTTCCACCAAAAATAGTCACATGTGTATGTGCTACTGCTGCCACCTATTGAATTGACAATGCGTCCGAATCTGCTTGATTTTGTTCCTTTCTGATAACCGCTGCCGGATGATGCAAATGTGATTCCGACCTTTTCAAAGTCCTTTCCTGTCAGATTGTACGGAGGTGTCATCTTTGCAAGGATTTCACCGCCTACCATCAACAGACCGTTGATTCTATCCCAACGGTTGCCCCACCATTTTTCAATGTAGAACACTTTGACCTCATGTGTTGTGTCGTTATATCCGAAAAACTGTCCTTTGTCCTTGAGTGTTCCGGTTGCAAGATGCCCGTAATTCTGTGATGCATCGTTCACATATCCGGATGTCTGACCCTGTCCGAATGCAGTCTGTGAATTGTCTGTCTTTGACATAATCTTGAGGATGCAATTCAACAGGTTTCGTTTGCTCCATGAGCCGATATTCCATCCCGCACCGTTTGCCTTTGCTCTTGCAATCTCTGTCGATGCGTTTGTGTTATACATGAGTGCCTGTCCTGCAAGTGAGCGGATGCGTGTTCCATCATATGAACCGCCGAACATCGGGAAATAGAGTTTGTCTGCATGTGAGCCGTCCTCTCTGACATATGCGTCATCGTTGTATGATTCATCGTACTGGACGTTTGAAATAATCATGTACTCATAATTTCCGACCTCAAACTGCGAGAGCCAAATCTTGCCCTTGTCACCGCTGCCATCGAATACGCTCATTGCATTTCCTCCGTATGCCGTGTTTGAGACATCGGATGCCGTTTTTCCATCTGCTTTCTTTGTGTGGTCGTTCGGGTCGAGTTTATAATCTTCTGTACCGTCATATTTGACCATTGCCGGATAATTGTTCTTTACAAAAAAGACGTTTCCCCAGTCTCCAAAATCGAACCGTCCGGCAGAATAATTCATTGCAGCGGGTGTCATTCCCACCGCATCGAAAAGATATGTGCATCGTGTCGCCGGATTGCTGTCATTTTTGTTGATTTTCATTCCGTAACGCTTTACACCCTTTATTCTTACATCTTCCCCGACTGCTGCCAGTATAGCGTTTGTATTTGCATATGTGCGGTCGAGTGTGTCTTTGTCTGCTACTTTTACAATTAAGTCTCCGCTTGCCATTTTTTACGCCTCCCTTATCGTCAAAATTCCATCCTCAACCGTGAGGACACATGATTTCTTTGTGACGGTGTCAACCATAGTGTTGAGACCGTTCACAATGCCTTGACACGCTTTTGCTGCTGCACTTGCTGTCGACGCTGCATTGTTTGCCGTTGCTGCTGCACCGTTTGCACTGTTCGTCGCCTCTGTCATGTTCTTGCTGAAATTGTTCACGGTGTTCATATATCCCTGTGTCAATGTCAGTATTTCCTCATAACGGGCATTGTTGACGATAATCGGCAGGTCAAAGAATTTCTTTTTACCATCTCCCTGTCTGATTTGATAATGACCGGATGTGTCAATCTCAACTCCGATTTCTCTTTCCTTGAGAATCAGAGTGTCCTCAACCGCTTTCCAGTCTGCCGTTGTTCCGGTGCATGGTCTGATTGCTGCCATTGTTCAACCTCCTTTGCTCCGTGATTATGGAATATATCACACAATCACTCCTTTGTGTTCGTTTCGCCGTCTGTTTCCAGTATCATGGAATTATACTGCTAATTGTCGGGAGGTCGGCGTTCCTCCGTCAAAATCAACGCCCTCATTCGCATTTCTGACCTGTGGCGTTGCTCCGTCAATGAAAATCGGTGTCACTGTTCGCAGATACGGTGTTTCGCCGTCACAATCAAGATACATGCTCGAATATAAAGCCTCGGCACGGTTGAAATAGTCCTGCACACTCTCAAGGATTTTCTCTGCGGATGCAAGCAGGGAATTTTGAATCGTGTCGTCAATATCCTTTTTATCCTGCTCGACCTGTTTCTTTGCCTCTGTGACTGCCGTCTGCATCTGTGAGACTTCCTGTCGAATCTGCGTCGCCGTGTTCAATGTCGCCTCAAGTTGCTCTTGATTCTGTAATGCATCCTCTGCACGCTCTGTGACCTCTTTGCAGGCTGTTGTCGCCTTTTTGGATGCATCTGTTGCCTCATTCGTATTCTTGACCGCCTGTGAGGTGTCCTGCTGCCTCTGCTGCTCCTGTTGGATGCGGGTGTTCTCATTTTCCTGTCGCTTATTTTCTGCCGTCACCCTTGCCTGTTCTGCTTTCACTCTCGCATTCTCTGCGACCACTCTTGCGGATTCCGCTTTCTTGACTGCTGCATCCGTGTCATCAATATTCTTGATGTGTCCTGCAATCCGGTTCTCAAGGTCTGTGAACTCATTCGCTGACAAGATAGCATTTTCATTCCTCTGTGACGGTTCAATCTCCATTGTGAATGATGCGGATGTGATAACCTGTGAATCATCGCTTGTCCGGATTTCAATGTCGCAATACGCCGTTCCGGAGGCTGCAAGTGCTTGATTCGTCAATTCGACTGTCACATCCGAACCGGAATATGAACATGTGTTATACACATGCTTTCCGTCCGGCTTTGTGATGTTGATGACCGCTCTCGCACCCGTCGGGATTGTGTACGGTTCACCGTTGTTGAGCAGTCTTGCGACAATGAATCGTGTTGCCTTGTCTCCCTGCTTTGCAGATACTAAATATCTTTTAGTGTCTCCGGACATTTCAAGATTGATGTTCGTTGTCAGTTTCGTCAATGCTGCCATGCTCTCACCTCCTCTCGGTGTTTACTTCTTATTCCTCCGGATTCTCCGGTTCATCCTGCTCCGGATGCTCCTCGTCCGGTTCTGTTTTCAGAACTCTCTTTGCTGCTTTCTTTGCCTTTTCAAGTTCCTCGTTTTTTTCTGCCATCATTGTATTTGTTGAGTTTATGAGTTCAATCTTTGCCTCACTCCTTACCTCTGCCAGTACGGAGGACAAAACTCCGTCCATGATGCAGGGAGGCAACGCATGTCTTTTCTGTATCGTCTCCATGGCGTTGAGGATTTCTCCCTTTGCACATTCAATTCTTACTGCAATCGGTGTATTCATGATTATTCCTCCTTTGCTGCCTGTGTCGCTGTTTGTGCTGCAAGCAGCATGTCAAGTTTCTTGTCAATACTCTGCAAGAGTTCTGTGTTTGTCTCCTCTGCCGATTCCCTCGTCACAACCTCTGCTGTTTCGTTTGGTCTTGATGTGCTTTCCGCATCATCCGGAAACTTGAACTCCGGCTCTGCTGCCTGTTTGATTTCCTCTGTTTGAATATTTTCGTCATTCATCTGCATTGTTTTTCCTCCTGTTTTATCCGTTACTCCACGCACCCGAAATCAAAATCCCATTCTTGAATGTCAATGTTGCTGTTGACCATTTTGACAATGTTCCATCGCTGTTCACTGCTAAAGGTTGCTTGAATGTCAATGTTCCATTGATTGCCCCATCTTCAAAACTCACTTTTCTCAATTTATAATAGTGCATGTTAATGTCTGCCCCTGCATGTAGCATATTTGCCTCATAATTGTTGCACTGTTGTGTGCAGTACGCCCATTTCATCATGTATGAACTGCCGTTTGCACTTTCCTTGTTCGCCCATGACATATATGCTGTGTCATATTCTATATCAAACACAAGTCCTCTCTGACTGTCATTCCCTATCATGGTGTTTGTTCCGATTTTTCCGACATATTTTCCGTCACGATAGAAATGTTCACCGTTGTAATCGAATCGTGTTCTTTTTGTGTTGTCTGTGATAGTTCCTGTGTACATCGTGATTCCTGTCGAATCAAACTGCATGTACGAACTGCCTTTGTTGAATGCAATTCGGACATTGTATGCGTTCTGTGTGATTAGTGTTCCGAAATCATCCTCATTCACCTTTTTGTTGACCTCGGAGGTGATAGCATCTGTCTTGAGTTTTATTGCAGCATTCATTTCTTTTGTTGTTGCATAACTCTCAAGCGTTTCAGATACGCTCAATTCGATTGCATCGACAGCAATATCAATGAGTGATTGTGTTTCCTTTGTTGTGGAATAATCTCCCATTGCTGCCTTTGTTTGATACGTCTGTGACACATTGAGTTCAATTTCACCTTTTGAAACATCAATCAATGCATCCGTTTCCGTCTTGTCGTAATAGCTTTCAAGCGTGTGCATAACGCCCAACTCAACCGCCTCTTTTGAGGCTGTGATTTTGGTTTCAATGTCCTCTGTGGTCGAATAATTCTCAAGGACTTTTTTCGTCGTCCTGTTGGAGATGGAGACCGCCTCCTCTGTGGCTGCTGCCGTCTCCTCTTTCTGAATCTCTGCGAATGTCTTTCTCGCATTGGAAATCTCAACCGTGTTCTTTTCCGGTGATTCCGGATATTCTGTGATTTTGACAATCCTCTGCTTTTCCCTCGTCCTCGTTTTCTTTGACACAAGCGTGACTGTATCTCCGATTCCGTATGAGAGAATGTCTTTGTATTCCTCTGATGCTTTCGCAAGGTCAACCACCTCTGCGGTGTATGCCTTGTATGGTCTTGACATTTCCTCAATCTTTGCTGTCGCATCCTCAATCAGACTTGTGGTATTGGTATATCTTTCGTCTTTCCAAACATACGCCTTGATTTTGGAACTATACTGAAAATTGTCGATGTAATCTTTTCCGGTCAGCCACTCCGGTGTGATGCCGTCCTTGCCTATCGGATAGATTCTTGTGTAAAAATCGTATGTGTCCGATTTCAATGATATTTTCCGGAGGTTCAACCCCTCCATGAAATAGCATCCTTTGTCGCTGCCTATCCGGTCATATATGTCGATTGTCTTTGTCAGTGAATGGATGATGCACTCGCAGCGGTATGTTGTGAGGCACTTTTGCAGGACATCCCATGCCGTGACGCTCTCCTGCTCGTCAATAGTTCTTTTCTTTTTTACCGTGCATGTTCCGACATGCCATCCCGTACCCTCGAACGCAAACTCAAGACACGCTTTGATTGTTTGTTCATTCGATTCAAAGCCATACGGGAACGGCGTTCCCTCCAATTCCTCTACATTGAGGACGGCTGTGTATTTGTTGAACTGTTCACCCTTTTCGACTGCTTTGATAACAAATTCGTCCGTTTTGGTGCGTATATAGTATTCTTCTTTTAGCAAGTCGACCAACGCTCCCGCTGCCGGATAACTGAACGACAACTCTTTGTCTCCGGAATCCAGTGTCGTGGTGATTTCCCTGTCCTTGAATCCGGACAATGTTCCGATTCTTTTCTTTTTGTCATTAAAAATCTGCAATGTTCTCACCTCCTAAATCCACATAGGCGTGTATCTGATAGTCACTCTCGCCTTTGTGTTGGAGAATGTGAGTGCTGTTTCTCCGGTCTTTAATACCGGAAACGTCCACATGTTCACCTTGTCGAATGCATTTGCCCCGTCGATTGTCACAAGTCCGTTCTTTGTATCTATCACAACCGTCTTTCCTGCTGCCAAACTCTCAATGATGATGTCGTCCTCTCCCAGTCCGGCGATTGTGTAATTCGTCAAGGCACTCTTTGCATATACCTCCACAACGCACGGAGCGTCTCTTGTACCCACTTTATAGAACGATGCAGAGGTTTTCCCGTCAAATGTGATTGAGAGGTCGTCATCGACAAAAAAACCGTCAAATTCGAGGTTTACAATGTACCTCTGTTTTACATTCTTTTTTTTATAGTCATTCGTTGTGATGAATCCGATGTATGTTCCTTTGTAGCCGTCGAGTTCCATCTTGCAAGCCTTTGTGAAATTGCTCATGAACTCCGATGCAGCACGGATGATGTTGTTCCTGTCCTTGCCTTTGAAATATATTGACAGTTTCAAATGACCCATCTGAACCTTTGTCTCAAATTCCGTCGGCAGTGCTGCACCCGTCAACCATTCATATGAATTAGAAAAAGAGGGAGGCTGCACATCGGCTGTCAACTGCTTTGCATCGTATTTTTTGATGTCTATTCCGTTTATTTTCATCGCCCTGTTTTACCTCCCTTTTCGTTTATTTGTTACCATTTCCGCATCTACCTTTGACACGGTTCTGCTTGCGATTTCGTCGCCGTCAATGTATGTGTGATTTGTCACATACACAACTTGTGATTTCTGAACTGCATCAAGTTTCTTGTCAAGGATGCTGTTCAATTTGTTGTAAAATTCCGCAAGAGGCAATATCGCCTCGTCTCCTGCCTCTCCTCCTACCATGAGGCTGTTTCCGTTGATTCCGAACACGGTCGGATTTGTCATAATACCGCCGGATTTATACCACTGAATCGAGAATGACGGGAGTGAACCTTTTCCTCCAATTCCGAACGGTGCTTTTCCTCCGCTCACGCTAATATGGGGCAGGTTTAAGTGTGGCAATGACCACTTGAAATTGAATGCCGATTTGATTCTCGACAATGCACCTGTCACCACTCCGTGTGCGGATTCCATTTTTGAGGAAAATGACGACTTGATATTCTCCATCGCAGATGATGCGGTCGATTTCGCACTCGCTAATTTGCTTGAGAATGCCGATTTGATGCTGTCAAGTTTCCCGCCCGTCAGAGTGTTCGCCGTGCTCATGAGAGAGTTCATTGTGTCCTTTACGCCCGTGAATGTAGCAGACACGATTCCCTTGATTCCCCCGCCCTTTTCACTGTATGCGGATTTCATGTTGTTTAGTTTCGTTGACACATTGGACTTTGCTGTCTCCATGAGTGAGGTTGCCTTGTCCTTTATGTTTGTGAAATCTGTTGACCATTTTGTCTTGATTTCCGAAACTTTTGACGAGAATCCGGATTTGATTTCCGTCAATTTATTCGATGCATTGTTTTTCCACTCGGTCATTTTGTTCGTGACCGTGGTTTTCATATTTTCCCAACCCGCCGAAACATTTGACTTGATGTCTGAAACCTTTGTCGAGAAATTTGACTTGATTTCGTTCAGTTTGTTCGATGCATTGGTTTTCCATTCCGTCATTTTTGTTGTGACGGTTGTTTTCATATTCTCCCAACCCTCAGAAACCTTTGTCTTGATTTCCGATGTCTTTTCAGAGAATTTCGATTTGATTTCAGAGAGTTTTCCTCCGGATAAATTATCAACGAATGTGAATCCTGCTGAATAATATCCTTTGATTCCCTCCCATCCGGCAGCAACAACGCCCTTGATACCGCCTCCGTTTTCTTCATAGGCGGTTTTCATGTTCCCCAGTTTTTCCTTTGCTGTTTCGGTCGCTGCCGACATGACATTGTGAACCGTGTCCTTTACGCCGTTGAATACTTTCGATGCAGCTTGTCCTATTGTGCTGTTTTTTATGTTGTCACCGATTTCCTTGACCTTATTCGTGACCGCCTCTTTCGCTTTCGTGAATGCTCCCGTGATGGTCTCTTTGATTTTGTCGAATTTCTCTTTGATATTGCCCCACAATTCGGATAATTTCTCTTTGACCTTATCCCAGTTTTTATATAGGGCGACACCTGCTGCAATCAGTCCGGCAATCAATGTCACAATCAGAATGATAGGACATAGATTCATGACCGCATTCAATGCCGTCTGTGCTACCGTCATTCCTCCGGTCGTCGCTGTGGCTGCTGTTGTAGCTGCCGTGTGTGCTGCCGTGGCTGCTGTCCCTGCCGTATCTGCTGCCGTTCCTGCTGCCGTGGCTGCTGTTTTAGCCGTAATCTTTGCAATGATTTTCGCAGCACCGGAAACAAATTTCTGTCCGGTCGTTACCGTGTCGGAGATTCCCTTTGCCACTTTCCCGAATCCGATTGACAACGGACCGATAGCAGCGACCACAAGACCGACTTTGAGAATTGTTTCTTGCTGTGCCGGAGAGAGCGACGTGAACCATTGTGTCAACTCTTGAATCTTTCCGGTCAATTTTTCAATCATAGGTGCTGCGGATGTCTGTGCTGTGGATGCCAGTGTCGACAACGCCAGTTTTGCGTTGTTCATTGCAACCTTTGCATTGTCAATCGGGTCGAGTGTTCCGTTGTAGGTGTCCTCGACTGTTGAACCGTATTCCTCCATTGATGATGAAAGACTGGTGAGGTCAATTCTGTTCTCACGAATTGCCTTTGTCATTTCCGCAGCACCTTTTTTCCCGAACAATTCCGTTGCAATCTGCATCGCCTCGGTCTCTGTCTTTGCGTTCTTGATGCTGCCGATAGTCTCTGACAACGCCTCGTCCATTGATTTTCCCTCTGCTGTGGCGTTCTGTAATGCCTTTTTAAGACCCGCCATTGCTTGAGTTGAATCAACACCATTTGCATCGAATTGAGCCATCAAATTGATTGCTTGAGGCAATGACAGACCCATTTCTTTGAACGCTGCGTTGTTATCAAGTACATTTGATTCAAGCGTGTCAACGGAGATTCCGGTTTCCTGTGCCTTTGCCGTGAGCAATCCTAACAAGTTTCCCGTCTGTGATGCATCCACGTTCCACGCTTTCATGATTTTGTCGACTTGGTCAACTGACTGTGTGACGTTTGTTCCATTGATTGTTGCAAACTGTATGAACTGTTTTGAGGTCTTTTCAAGTTCCGTTCCTGTTGTATGGAATCTTGTGTTGACTTCTCCGATTGCCTCGCCTACCGTCGACATATCCTCCGGCATTGTGCCGAAAACATTATCCGCAGACTTTGTCAATCCCTCAAGTGCCTCTCCGGTTGCTCCGGTCTTTGTCACTATGGTGTCATATCCCTCGTCGAGTTCTTTGAACGCTGCAATAGATGCTGCACCAATGCCCGCAATTCCGGCAGAGACAACCGACATTTTCTTTCCGAAACTTTCCATCTTTGTTCCCGCCGTATCGCAAGCGGTCGCAAATTTTTCAAGTTTATTATCTTTCAACTGGTCATTAACGTTTTTTAGTTCTGCCTCCATGTTCATGAGAGCAGTTTTTGACTTTTCCGTCTTTACTGTCTGATTTGCAAGTGCGGTCTCTGTCTTTCCGATTGCTGTCTCATTTGCAGTAAACTCTTTCTCTAACTTGTCAAGTTCCTCTTTGAGTGCCTTTGACTGTTCGGAGTTCTTTCCGGTCTCTGCTGTCGATTTCTCATAAGCCTCTTTTGCAGCATCAATCTTTGTTTTGAGTTCCTCTTGCTTTGTCTTTTGGTCTGACAGTTTCTTTGTCAACTTCTCCTGCTGCTCACTGTTCAATTTCACGATGTTTTTCTGCACCGTGATTTTTTGAGTGAGCGATTCGGCTTTTGCCTTGAGGCTGTCTGTTTCCGACCCGAACAACTTTGCTTTCGTCGCTGCCGTCGTATATTCCGCAGACAAGACTTTCATCTGCGATGCTGCTGATTTCATTTGCGATTGATAACTGCTCGAATCTGCCGATATTTTGACGCTTGTATAAGCCATTCGGTCGCCTCCTCTCTTACTGATTTTCGTTGATTGTATCTAATTCAAATTTTAGGTAGTCCAACAACGTGACAATGTTCTCTTTCATGCATTGACTGTATGAGTTTTTCAATAGCCGAATCGCAATTTTAACAACACGGTCAACAATTTCCCCGCAGACTTTCCATTGATTTTCCTCCGGTTGTTCATCCTCGTCCTCATATCCATTTTCACGGTCATAGTCATCGAATGCGGATGCCTCTTTTTCCACCTGTTCAACCTCGACAATGTTCAACATCTTCTCTGCAACAATGTTCTGCATGATGAAATGAACCGTCTTGATTGCCGTCAGAAATTCAACTGCATCAATCTCCCCGACTGCTGCAAGCGACAATTCATTCCCGAACATCTCCTGCATTATCTTTTTGTTGAAAAACATCACTCCGGAGAATCTCTCCGTGTCATTCTTTTCCATGAGACTGATGTATTTTTTATATTGTTCTACCGTTACGGAATTGATGAAAAGTCTCTCACCTCTGCAAGTGACCTCGATTTCCGGTATCACTTGCCACTCTGAAAATTTTTCTCGATGTTCTCCATTCTCTTGGTGAGTTCGTCTGCAATTCCCATGTCGATGAACTGGAACTCAAGAATCAAACCTGCTGCATCAAGTCCAGTCTCCGGATTCTTTAATTCCTCAACGGTGAACTGGTCTCCGTATGCTTTGCAGATAAAAAGACCCATCGCCTCAATGTCCTGCTTTGAATACCTCTGTTTTGCGTCGATAACCTCTGCAAGTTCGAGATATTCCGTGTATGTGTCGATTGACATTTTCGGCATTGTAAACTCTTTGTTGTTGACTATAATTTTTCTTTTCATGATTTATCCTCCTGTTATATGTCCTCTTATTAGCCTAAACCGCCGTTTTTCTCCTGCACTTTGCTGAACCATGCCTTGATTGCCTCTGCTGCCTTTGTATCTTCTGTTACAAGGTTTGATTCATCAACAGAAATCTCATATGCATTGTCAAGACTTCTCTCATAGAATGAGCCCTTGACGCTCTTTGTTGTCGGAGACAGTTTTCCCTCTTTTGTGCTTGCCTCCTCGCTGATTCCCTCTGCAAACTTTCCGGCATACAACCACTTGAAATCATACTTTCCGTTGAGTTTTCTTTCTCTCCATCCGGCAGCGACCTCCGGTGCTTTGTCGTCTGCCGTCTTTACGAGGAAACCATTCTCATACAACTGACCGAAAAGAATCTGTCTGTCCTGTGGTGCAAGGGCGTTGACCTCAAGTTCGATTTCAGTTCCCTCGTATGAATTGATGACCTCCTCTGTTCCGTCGTCAGAGTAGATTTTCTCCGAACTCCATTTTTCATCAACTTTCGCCTTGATTGCTCTTGCCAGTTTTACGGGTTTACCTGCTACATACCCCGTTGCATCATTCTGTGTGAGTTTTGCGATGTAAAAATCTCTACAACCGCATGTTCTACTTCTGACAATCTTCTGTTCTGTCTCGCTAACCTGTGTTACTGTTTCGCTCATGTCTATTCCTCCATTTCATAAAACTTTGAAAACCTTTGTGCTTTCATATAGATTCCGTCCTCCGGCTTGGAATCGTCTCCGTTCCTGCCCTCAAACGAAAAATCATTTTCTTTCATGATTGACTTGATTTCTCTTGCCAGTTCAACCTCGTCACTTTCTGAAAATATAGTGACCTGCACTGACAGCGTCACTCCCTCTGCATCGTCGTCCGAAAAATTCTCGTCATTTTCTCCCAAATCCCACAATGTCACATGTCTGTCATGGATGTCTTTGTCATACCATCCTTGCATCACAGTGATTCCTCTGTCTGATATAGGTTTCAATGCGTCGGATGCATCTTTGATGATGTCCGGACTGCTGCTCATGCTCTCACCTCATTTCAATGTGTTGTCTAAATAGGATTGATATTCCTGTTCTGCGATTTTTTGCAGTTCCGCATCTGCCTCACGCCCTGTTGCGTAAATAAATTCTTGAGGCGGTTGATAGATAGTTCCCCAGTTTATGAATTTCACATAAAAGTGTTCGCTATTGTCCGACTTTTCCCATCCGACATCTGCTGTTGCTCCTGTGTCTTTCATTTTGACTGCTCCCATCGGTATGCTGTCCGCTGCATGTGATGTCACGGATGACTTTGAACCGAAGCCTCTACCGGATAATTTGATGTCTGCCGATTTCGGAATCTTACCGGACATGATGTTTTTCACGACTGGTTCGCTTTGCTTGACAATCTTTTGATTGACCTCTTTTATGTCCTCGTCGCTTGCTGCGTCCTCAAATGCTTTCATAAGTTCTTTCAAACCTTGAAATTCCATCTCAATTTTCACTGCATCACCTCCGGTGTCAGATTATGACACTATGCTCCCGCTCTGCATTTCAACTGATATTTCCTGTCGTCTGTGAACATCGGACACGCATCATATATCTTGAACTCAATGCCTTTATACACTGCATAGAACTCTTTCAGATTCAATCTGATTTCCTCCATCTTGTCGCAGGCTCTCGTTTCAAACACAATCGTGTTCTCAAGACCTATCTGCAAGGCATTGTATTTCTCGTTTGTTCCCAAACTCTTGACATCGCACCAACATGAGAAAAATTCCTGTTTCTCTTGCTGCCGTCTGCCATCAACAACGCTTGTTGTCTTACGAATTATCTTGATTCTCCCCGTCATTCTGCTGCACCTCCGTATATTTCTTTCAGTAACATGGAGGAAACGGCAGCGGATAGCGTTTTTGTGTCGCTCCGGTACTTGTCACGGTTGTCGTACAGTTCTTTCACGGACATAAATGCAAGCAGTTTTTGACGGCTTGTGAGGTTGTTCCGGTCGAAATTCGGAATCAGTTCCGTCATTTCATCCAGTGTCGTGTCAAGCATCAATTCAAGGATTTCAATGTCGTCATCATAGTCGATGTGACAATATATCTTGCATGTAGCAATCAGACCGCCTCTGTACTTCTCTTTTTCTTCATCCGTCATGTTCTCACCTGCTTTCAATTAGCAGGACGGATTCACCGCCCTGCTGCCATATTACCCGTTGATAACTTCTGTAATCTGACCCTTGATGACTGCTGCCTTGTCAACAGGCTGCACATCGAAACGGTCACGAACCTTGAGACCTGTCAAGTCCTTATCCCATAATCCTGTACCCTTGTCGTTGAGGTCGATTGTGAGGACATTTCTGTCAAAGAGTGTGATTGCCTCTTTTAAGTCGCCACAATATACCGGATGTTTGTACCCGTCGATTGTGTGACCGTCGCTGTTCATAATCTTCTCGGATGCAAGAGTTTTCTTTGATAACTTGATGATAGGATATTCGCCAAAAAGCAACTTGCCCTTTGTCTGCTGTGTCGGGTCTTTCTGTAAAATATAGTTGCCGTCCTTATCCTTTAACTTGTCGAGATAGTTGAAACCGCTCTGATTAGTGATGACAACTGCTCCCGCTGCGATTGCAGGGTCTAAATCCTCATTGAACACATCCTTGAGGCTGTCGAGGTTCTCGATTGTCACCTCTTTTCCCTTTGTCATCGCATTGAGGGTCTTGAGAATCATTGCGTTACGGGTTGCCTTTGTCTTTTTAGCAATCCATTTGTTGATGTGCGCCATGATGTTGGACGCTGTGTCCTCAAGCAGTTCGGCGGTCATCTTGAGGATTCCACCCTTTTTCTTGATTTTGTACTCAATCTGCACAAAAGTAGGCTCGTCCATCTCCGGAAAATCCGCAGCCTCGTCCACGTTGTCGAACGGTGTTGAATCCGCATTAACCTCGATATTTCGTGTTCCTGTCTTGGTTGTTACACCCTCGACATTGACATACTGCTCAAGGTTGTCGGATGAACGACGCAGTTCGATGATGTCTGTTCTGATGTCCTCCGGAATTGTGACACCGATTCCAACCTCGCCCTCTCCTTTGTCGGATGTGTCGGATGTGATTGTGGCGTTATACACTGCGATGTCTGCCTCGTCTGCCTCTTTGTGCAGGAATCCGGCTTTGACGATGTTTACGAATGATTTCACGATGTTCTTTTTGTCCGGCTTTGTAGCACCGCCGACCTGCTTTACAGTTCCACTGCTGACCTTGTCCTCGATGTTCTCCTGCTCGTCCTCGTCTAAATCATAGAGGAGGTCGAATCTGTTCTGTAACTCCTTGAGTTCCTCCTTTGCTGCCTTTGCCTTGTCGAGTTTTCCATCGTTCACAAGGCTCTTGACTTCATTCTTCTTGTCGTTAATCTGCTTTAATAACTTCTGTAATTCCTTATTCATGACTTTCTGTCCTCCATTTCTTACATACCGTAAAGGTATAAATCATCAAGAATCTGCTGTTTTTCTGCCTCGATTCTTTGTTTCTCTGCCTCTGCTGCTGCATTGTTCCGGTTTTCCAGTTCTGCAATTACTGCATCGACAATGTCCTTTGTGTCGATTCCTTTGAGTGCCTCCGGAATATTGTTGTATTTCTCGAAAAAGTCAGATGCACACGCTGCAACTGCTGCCTTTTCCTCGATTTCAACATCGAAATACTGCTGCATCTTCTTACTGTCGAACCATGTCTCATTGCTCATAAGGGTCTGAATCTTGTCTCTTGTGACACCCTCCTGCACATGTTCCATGTAGACATCAAGAATCGAATCCTCGCAGAGATTCAACTGCTTTATAACTGCCTTGAAATCGTCTGCGTTTCCGTATGCCATGCATAACGGTTTGTGAATCATCGCTTGAGCACCTGTTGCAAAATGCAGCTCGTCACATGCGAACATGATGACTGATGCGATAGATGCTGCCATTCCGTCGACATATCCGACTTTGTGTCCGTCGTATCGTTTTAACTGGTTGTAAATTGCCAGTCCTGCGAATACATCTCCACCGCCGGAATTGAAATAGATGTCAATGTCCTCATATCCATCTAACTGGTTGAGGAAATCTGCGATGTCCTGCGGACATCTGTCCTCCTCGTACCACATGGATTCCCATGTCGCCGATACAATGTCGCCGTAGAAATACAAGGAACATCTGCTCTGTTCCTCGTCCTGCTCTAAATCCAAATAGCCGACATTCTCAACTTTTCCGCTGCGTTTATTTTTCTTTGTGAAATCAAAACGTCTTTTCTTTCCCATGCTTATTCACCTCCCTCCTCGTCAGTCTCGTCCTCTGCCGTGTCGGTTTCGTCCGGTTCTGTTGCTGTGTCCGGCTGCTCTGTGTCCGGCTCTGTTTCTTCCTCCGGTTGCTCCGGTTCATCGGTGTTCTCCCGCTCGGATTCACCTTTCAAATATGCTGCACCCGCCATCGTCAACGGTACGATGCTACCGTTTGCAAGTAGGACATCGCCTCCCTCCGCATCTTCCATGTCGAGTTTACGTCTTGCCTCATTCGGTTTGATAATCATTCCACCGACACCGTTTCTCAAATACTCCATCTGTGTTTTTGAATCGGTGCGGAACAGTACCTTTTCGTTGAATTTGTAATAATATCCGTCGTCTGATTCTTCATCCGGCAGCATCTTATAATTGATTTCTTCCTCATACTGCTTGATGATGAACAGTTCTGTGTCGACGTAGAACGATAACTGCTGCATTTCGCTGTTACTGTACGACGACTTTGAATAATCGTTGATTTGATTCGGTTTCACTCCGAACGCACCTGCGATTTGCAATGCATTATATTTTTTCAATTCAAAGAACTGTGAATCGGTCAGTTTGATGTCGAGAGGTGTGAGTTTCATTCCCAACGGAACAGGCAGGATTTTTCCCGTATTCTTTGCCCCGCTGCCGAACTCCTCAAACGATTTGACAAGTGCCTCTTTTGCCTTTTCGTTCAACTCTCCTGTGTATTCGAGTGTCGCTTTTGCTGTCAGACCGCTCTCATACAAGTTATTCATGAACGCCTGTGATTCAGATGCACCTGCAACCGTATCTCTCAATATCTGCTGCACTGGTAGTCCTGTGATGCCGTCAAAACTGAATGATGTCTTGAAATGCATCACCTCGTCTGTACTGAATACATATTGACGACCGGATGTCGGGTCTGTGTAGACATACCACAAACGCCCAACTCCTGCGAATATTCCCGCATCATCGACGACTATCTGCACACAATTTGACTGCATGACCCACAAATCAACGATTTTGATTTCACCGCCGTATTTCTTGCGGTCAAATTTCTTTCGCATATACACATAGGCGTTTCCGTAATGGTTGCGGTTGATTTCAACTGTGTTCCAGAATGTTGTCGGTGTCATAAACGGATTCGGTCTCTTTGACAGCAGTTTCGATGTGTCCGTCGCCTCTGCCTCGATGATGCCCTTGTCCGTTTTTTGATAGTATTTGATAGGCATTTTCGCAAGGGTCTCCGACAGCATCTTGAGACAAGTGAAATATGTGACCTCTGATGTCGGTTTCCCTTTTCTTTTCAATCCTATTCGCTCAAGGAACGACGGTGAGTTCAATGTCATTTTCCCTCCGTCGTTCTGTGGTTCGCCTCTCCACCAATTTGAAATTTTTACTCCTAATCTCTGAAACGGATTCATTTATTTCTCACCGCCTTTCTTCATGTATTTTTCATATTGTTCAAGCCATTCATTGACAGTTTCGTTCACATCCGGACGGTATTCCTCTTTCATTGCGTGTTTCCATGCGTCGATGATAGCGTCAATCGGGTCTATTCGTTCTGTCGTGATGTCCTTGTCAATCTTTATTTCGCCGTAGTTGTTTGAAATGGTTTTTGCGTTCGCAATCGACCAAACAAGCAGGCTGTCAACCGGAACAACTATCTTGTTGCCCTCTTTGCCGACTTCCATTCCCTCAATCTCCACATTGCCCGCAAGAATCTCAAGTCTGAAATCAACGGTCGCATCGTTCAATTCTTTTGCTGTCTGTGTGACAGAGATTGAATCGAATCCCATCGCCTCAAGGTCTGACAGGAACGCCGATGCGTTGTGCGGGTCGTAACAAATCAACTGCGGTTTGAGGTTGTATTCCCTCACTAAATCCTCAAGGTATCTGATGATGTATTTGTAATCTGTCTTGATTCCTCCCAGTGTTTCCGTTACCGTCACAAGACCTTTTTCAATCCATACGTCGTATGGTACTTTGTCGGTCTTGATGTGTTCATCCACCCTTGAGGACGGAATGAACGAATGTGTGTGAACAAAATATTTTTTCGTGTCCTCTACCATGAACGGAATCACGATTGCGATTGATGTCAAGTCGCCTCCGGATGACAAGTCAACGCCGACATAGCACTTTGACCCTCTGAAATCCTTGAGTGATTTCAGAACGGCACATGCTTTCCATGATGCAATGTCCTTGATATACAGTGAATTTGACCACTGCATCCACATATTCAACTGCTTTACGAGGAAATCTCTCAAGTCCTCCCCGCCCATATCACGGGCAGTGTGTGCAATCGGAATGAGGTTCTCAAGTGCGTCTCGGTCAAACTCAAGAATCGGGTTCGCTTTTATCCAGTTTTCCGGAGTGTATCTGTCGTCGTGTTCGTCCATCTGTGCGATATACACAAATTGACTGTCGTTTTCAAAAACTCCCTTGAGTAGATTGCAGCAATACTCATATAACTTGTAACACGGCGACTTGAGGTCGAATCCTGCTGTCGTGATGACCGAAATCAACGCCGACTTGAGTTTCTTGATACCACCCTCAAGCAGTTTGTACATCTGATTTGTTTTGTGTGCGTGGTACTCGTCGACAATTCCCAAATATGCACGGTGTCCGTCGAGTGACTTTGTGTCTCCGGACAACGCTTTGATTTCCGAATGTGTCAACAGACAGTCAATCGTGTGGTTGTGGTCATGAACCTTGAACCACTCTGACAAATCCTCGTCGGAATTGATGAATTTTGCGACCTCGTCAAAAACAATATTCGCTTGGTCTTGCTTTGTAGCCGTACAAAATATTTTTCCGTACTTGTACCCGTCGAAATTACCGTAATAACACGCCAAAATACCATTGATGAACGATTTTCCGTTCTGTCGCCCTAATTGCACATAGGATGTTCTGAATCGTCTGTATGACTTTTCCTTTGTTCTCCATCCATTGAGTGACCCTAAAATGAAACACTGGAACGGATATGCCGTCACATGCTCATTTTCCTCACCCTCTGCAATAGTCAATTCCTCTGCGAAATTGATGATTTCCTCCGACTTTTCAACGTCGAAATAGTATTTGTATGGTGCTGCTTTCGATTTTTCGATGTCGTCAAGATGCCTCTGACATGCAAGACGGACATATTCTCCGGCTGTTATCTTGCCCGATACAACATCAAGGGCGTATTGTGTGCAGCGGTCTTGTGTTTCTCCTGCTTTTGCCATGCCTTAATTTGCATATTTCGCAAATTTGTTCTCCGGCTTTTGCTGCTGTGGTTTCGGTACGACCAAACGGCAGCGGGAGGAAACTGTCAGTCCGAAATCTGATGCTCCCTGCCTACACTGTTTCATGCAGCGGTCTTGAATAATCATGAGGCGTTCTCTTTCTCCGGAAACGACCTGTCTTGTACCGACCTGCACACGTTCTTTTTCGCCCGTGTCCGGATTTTCCCGCATCTCATAGACTGGAACATCCTCCATCAATGGAGTTGCTCTGATTTGCTCTGTGATTTCGATGTACTGCGTTTGTGCAATGAGCAATCTCGCCAGTGCATCGCAATCAAGGTTTGAAATCAGTTTGATTTCGAGTAATTCTTTCGCAATCTTCCGGAACTGTTTCTTTTGTTCCGGTGTCAAATATGACGGAGGTCTCACTTTGTCGCATGGTGCTGTGACCTCGGCGTTTTTTCGTGCCTCAATTTCTGCTTTTGTGAGGTGTTTTCGCCCGTTCATAACAACCAAATCCGTGGGTTGTCTCTGCCCTGCCATGTAGCAACAAACCCCCTTTC